AAACCTAATATCAATCTCTGGGTGTTGCTTCTTAATCAATAGGTGCTTTTTACGATCAGCAGTAACAAACCTACCTTTTGTTTCTACAATAATACCATTGGCTAATATTTTAAAATCTGGTGTGTAGGTTCTGTTCTCATGTACCTCATAGGTAATCTTTAACTTTTCATACTCATAAGCTATACCCAAATCTTCTAGCTGTTTAGAAACTTTTTCTTCTAGGCCAGACCTATAGCCATTCTTTATTCCGTGATTGGCTGACACCAGATTTCTCCTTCATACCTACGTAACCACAACAATCTAGCATTTTCTAAGACGTGTTCTACATCACCCTCATAGGCTTTTACAACAGCATCCCACAGTTCATTTTCAGTCTCACAGCCTTGTAGAATTTTACTGGCTTTTACTGGCCCTACACCATGAAGACCACCAATGTTGTCAGCCCTATCACCTGTCAGTATTTGAGTGTAGAAGAACTTCATACCTTCCTCTGGACTAACCTTAGACCACTCGTTACGACCAAAGTTAAAGTGCCAGCAGGGTAGTTGAAGCATATCCTTGTCAATAGAAGCTACGACACAGTTGTAATTAAGGCTTGCAGCAGCTTTAGAGATTAGATCATCAGCTTCTTCACCTTGGCTTACAATAGCATCGTAGCTGTCAATTAGATGGCCTCTACAGAGGCTTAGGTGGGTAGGCTTGGCAACTTCTTTTCGGTTGCCTTTATACTCTAGGGTCTTAGCAATCTCGTACCTAAAGTTACCCTTACCTGTAAGATAGGTGTTGTAATCTTCAGAAGATGCAAATGGTACATCAATAGTTGATTCAATAATGAAAGACATTAGATCATCAACTTTTGCCATAGCATCTTCTGGAGACTGGTCTTGAGTAGCAAAGGCTGCCCTGTAAGCAACAATGTCGCCATCCACTAAAACCTTACCCTTGCCACCCTCTGTCATTAGAAACCACCCCAGACTACATCGCCATCTTTCTTTTGAAGACCTACATCCTCTACATAAGTATATCCCATAGCTTGAACTGCGCTAGTCAAGAACTGAGACACATCAGTCAAATCTTCGACGTTATCCCAAGTATAAACCAGTTCACCATCAAAACCATCGAAGTCTTTTTCAAACTCTGCGTGAATAGACACTTTCATTTCGTTTTAACCTTTCCGCGAAATACAGCAATAATAATTAACGTAGCAGCCCAAGTCCCTAGTGTATAAGGGATAGCCAAAGCTGGGAACAAGGTGTTTAGTGCAAGTAAAACAAAAATTGGCCCTGCAATAAATAGGGTAATCGCAAGAATAACAGCACCAATAATTACCAGAGTGTCTTCGTTATCTTTTTTCATACTAAAACCCCAATCTAGCATTAAGCTACCTTAAACATTTCATCAGCAGAATTATCGTAGTCGCCATTAGTTTCATAGGGAACATGGTTTGTGACACCAATGTTCTTCAGACGTAGGCCAGAACCTTCTGCGTACATTTCAAACTGTACCATAGCTCGTGTACCATTACCTAGAGGGCCATCTTCTTGCAAAGACCACCACTTCTTGTTCTCAGCGCCATTAGTCAAGTCAACAACACCAACAGGGCCACCAAAGTTTACAGTCACATCCCCACGCTTCTTGTTCTCGAAGGTCTTGATATCATCTTTGATTTCCCGCTTTAGTTTCATAAATTTACCAATACCAAAGTCTGCATTACCATCAAGAATACGTTGATGGTTCATAGGGCTTGGGTTCATACCATCAGAGAGTAGTTGCTCAATCTGTTCTTCGGATGTGAAGTAAGCATTGACGATGTATTGACCGCCTTTAGCATGGATCGACTTCTGGGTCTTGTTGCCATTCTCGTCACCCATGTCGGCATTCTCTGGGAAGACTTTGGCGTACTCAAGAACCATGTCCATAGTGTATTTAGCCATTCGGGTATTCCTTCATTCATAAGGTTGTATATAACTATACGTTCATTTTCAGACTTCTTAGACGCTCCCCAAGAGGTATTTCTCATGGAAAACGCATTATCTTGTTAGGTGTTGCACAAAAGACTCACTTGAAGTTCGGTGTGCAAAAGTCTCCGAACACCTCTTTTACCTTTTTATCGTAGGCTTGGGCCGCTTCCTCTGGCGTAGGAAATAGCCCTATGTGGATACGTTTTCCAAAGTGCATGGTTTGAGCTTGATACTTTCCAGTAGCTTTGTGAAATATGACCCCCTTGTAACCACTTGTGTTGTCAGACCTTACATGAGAATTAACTACGTTTTGTGGTCTATTACAAGGGCGAAGGTTTTCAAGCCTGTTATCTAATTTATCACGGTTAATGTGGTCTAAATCCCCCACATAATCTGGGTGGTGCATCAAGTATATAACCCTGTGTAGTAAGTAGCTTTTACTTCCAACTTTAACTCTAAAATACCCAGAACTTTTATCAAAAGACCCAGCTACCTTTCCCGCACACCTCCCTTCCTTGTGAATAAGTTTCCCGTCTGACCTATAGATAAATTTGTCAGTGAACTTCTGCATAGGTATTCCCCCATTTAACGTCTATCTCAACAGTAACGTTTAACTTGAGCTTTTCGTTAGTCTTTTTCATAGCCTCTTTTAGAACTTCCTCCACATGATTCTTGTGTACCTTCTCACAAACAACCACCACTTCATCATGGGCCTGATAGGTTCCATGAACACCTTTTACAGAGCAGTGGGCCAACCAAGTATCAAAGCAGAAGACACCTGTACCTTGGTTAAGAGTAGAGAAACGATCCTTATCACTACGCAAGGCATACCAGAACTTAGATACAGGGTTGTACAGCCACATAGACCCAAACAGTTCACGTACACGTAGTGACTTCGCCACAGCCTCTACAGACCAGTTCCTAGACCAGAAAGCATCCAGCATAGACTTAGCCTCTTTAACAGACAAACCTGTGTTACGAGCCAGCTTAGAGGCCCCTACGCCATACAAGCTACTGTAGTTTACAACTTTGTAAGCCTTACGAACCTTCTTAAGCTCTGGCTTCTCCCCTCTGTTGTAAGCATCAATATCATCTTGAGTTATTTCTCCCGCAAACTTACACAAATCTAAGTGTGGGTCAAAACCTTCTCGTGACATTTCTTCTACGTAATCGGGGTCTAGTGGCTTCATGTAGTGTCGTTTTGTTGTGTCTTCTAAACTCACAACATCTGACCCGCATAATACATAACCATCTGGGCAAGTAAGGACACCCCGTATGACATCACCATAAGGCTTGTCCACACTAGGTAGGTTCACTAGAGGTTTAGAGTGCTTGAAGCGTAGGGTATTCGTAAGCCCCGCAATCTCTGCCTTTAGATAACCATCTGGTGACACACACTCTAGGAAAGACTTTAGGATACCAGCCCTATGAGTAAGCACTGTGAGGCCATCTAGCAGGTCTACAGCAGGGTCTACCTCGTTCAACTCTTTAACACTCTCACACAGTTCACCATCGTCTCTTACTTGTTCGATCTGACGTTCTTCCCCTGTCTTCTTGTCACGTACAAACTTGTATGTTCGAGGAACCCACCCAAGCCCATGCAGCCAGTCCTTGACCTGATCTGATGAATTAGGATTACCAAGTTCTTCCCTCACCTTAACGACAAAAGATTGGGTTGTAATTGGTTGCTTGTACTCTTTACACAATTCTACCCACTTTTCCCCATGAGAGGATATTTCCCCGTCTTTCTTACGCATAACCTTTGGCTGTGTTGCTACACGAGTAAGGATGTGCTTAGGCATAGCCTCTGCTAGTTGGACTACCTTTTCGTCTTTCAACACCATAATCTCGTCATAAGCCTTCTGTGCCATAGGAACGTCTAATTTCCACCGCAGGCTCTCTTGCTCCCTAGCACAATCCATCTTGAAAGTAAGGTAGTCAATCAAACGATCTTTGTCTTGTTGCTCTGGATAGAGACGATTTAGCTTAATGTCCAAGTCACGCCACAGACGAGAGTTAATCTTCACGTCCTCATCACAGCGGTGGGCATAGTCTTCTGGTGTTAGGCTATTCCAATCAGTCACTACAGGCTTAGGCACTCCATACTCAATGCCATAGCCCTCTAGCCCATGCTTGATACGATCATGGTTAAGATACCAAGACAAGGCTAGGGTGTCGATCAGACGGGCCTTAACCTTAACCCCCAAGACTTTTTCCACTGCTGGGATGTCGAAGCGGATAATGTTGTGGCCGATTAGAACTTTGGCCTCAGTGAAGAACTTACGCATTTCATCGTAGTCATGGGTGTGGTGAACTTCTTTCCCATCGGTAGACCAAGACAAGACGTGTATCTTATCTAGAACATCTAGCAGGCCGTTGGTTTCACAATCAAATACTGTCATTTATAATACCACCTTATCCTATATTTAATAAACGGGAGTTTTACCACCCTAGAGCCTTTTGGTTTCCAGTCGCATAAGTCTAGAGACAGTTGTACAGCAACATAACAGATAGAACCCCAGAGACTATAAGAAGTAAGAACCCTTTTTGATAACCAGTGGTATCTCATACGTTATACCTCTCGAAGTGTGAACGTCTCTGTATTAAATCGTAGCATACCAGCATTACCTTCTTCTGAACAAGGGCGGTTCTTCTCTACCCTGATGTAAGTAGTGTTACGTTCCTCTAGACTATCGGCTTCCTTATCACGATGCAAATCAATAATCACTGATGCTCGTTGACCAATCATCTTGCAATACTTAGGGTCACCATTGTCATTGGTATGAGCAATAGTAACGATACCCACATTCAGTTCAGCAGCAAGTTTAGATAGACGAACTGATAGGTCAGCAAGCATCTGTTCCTTACTTTCCTCTGATAGTCCAGCAACAACATCTTGGATAGGCTCAAAGAACACAAACTTACAGCCAGCAGCTTGACTAAAGAACCTGATCTGGTCGATTAGATCGTCAGCACCTTGACCATCGCTTAGATAGAACTGGTAGAACAATTCATCTTTGGTCAGTTGCTTAATGGCTTCTACCACTAAATCTTCTGCCTTCTTTTCCTCAATCAAATCTCTACGGGTCAAGTTGTCTTGTAACTCGTAGGATACTAGGCCAAGCAAGGTACGTAGTTTAGTTTCTTCCAAGTGCCACGCTGCGATAGGGATGCCACGCTTAAGCATATTATATTCAAGAAACCGCATAACTTCAGTTTTACCAATACCTGTAGGCGCTTTGATAACTGTGAAGTGTCCTTGCATCAGACCCATAATCTTATCGTCTAGTGCTTGGATACCAGTTGGTACGTATTGATGTTCAGGGGTATCATGATACAAAGACAAGAACTGGTCAGTGGTGTTGAGTACATTTTCAGGTGTATATTTCTTACAGTTCCACCAAGCACTTTTAAATTCTGCTGCTGCACCATTCTGTAGAAACTCGTTAGCGTCTTTAAACTTACTGTGATCTACCCGATAGACTTTGTT